TCAGTTTTGTGAGATTTGACGTTTGGCTTCCCATATCCGATCGCGGATACTAAAATCTCTTTCAGCATCTTCTTTTGTGTAGGTGGATGATTGAAGGTTTTTAAGCCCTGAATTTATCTCTTGTAGCTCGATTTTGATGTTTTTTTGTCCGATTTCGAGGTTTTCGAGTTTATTTTTGGCTTCTCCAAAACTTAAGACAATTCCTGCGATTGTGATTGATGCAAGGATTACGGCTGTTATTGTTTGTATTTTGTCCCATTTGGTGTTATTTTGTCCCATTTTCCTCTTTACCCTTCTTTTCCAGTTGCTTTTACTGTCTCAAGTGTGGACGACATTTTTCAGTGGCAAAATTTTGTCTGGATTAAGGAGAGGAAAATTTTTTGGGCAAAAATACTCCTGACTTTTAGGTTTTAGGGTTAAGTATTATAAATCTGATGTTTGCGAGGTTTGATTTGTGACTCATATAATTAAGGCAATTACTGATACTTATCTGAAAAAGCATCCGATTGATTCGTCGCAACTCGGCCACAACGAAAAAACAGAAGTTCCTGCGGGCAAAGACTACAAAGTTCTTGAGTATTCAGAAGAAATTGACGGACATTGCCTAGTGGAGTTAGACTACGGTGCTGGAACTTGGTATCTTTGGCCAGATCATTGGCATTTATCTTGGCAAAAATTTAGCAAAGGGATTGTTGTAACTCGTCAGCAGGCTGAGTCTGTCTATGGACGTAAAATGAGTGATCGACAATTCAATGACTTAAACTCTTGTTTACAGCAATTTGAAATTAATACAGTGCCACGAATTAGACATTTTCTCAGCCAAACAGCCCATGAATCAGGAGGCTTAAAATGGATGAAAGAACTTGCCAGTGGTAAGGATTACGAAGGTCGCCGAGATTTGGGAAATATCTTTCCTGGTGATGGTCGTAAATATAAAGGGGCTGGTGTTATTCAACTAACCGGACGGCATAATTATCAGAAATTTGCTGACTTTATCGGCGATAAAAAAGTGATGCAGGGACATAGCTATGTTGCTCAGGTTTATCCCTTTACCAGTGCCGGATTTTGGTGGAAGAATAATAACATGAATCCAATATGCGATCGGGGTGGAACTGTTAGAGAGGTAACAAAAAAGGTTAATGGTGGTTATAACGGACTATCGGATCGTCAACGTTATTACGAAAAGGCTTGTCAAATTATCAAATAATTATCTTAGAAATAGGTCAAAAGAATTCAAGATGGAATTACTGAAATGGCTAAAAATTTGTTTTTCACGCAGGTGTTTTGGGGGGTGATCTTCACTTTGTTTTTGGCTGTTTCCCCTAAGCTTCAGGAGTTGGAAACTAAACGGTTTACGGTCAAGGATTGGCTAGAGTTGGCTTCGGCTCTGGCTTCGTCGGGATTGGTTTTGATGAACTACCATTCTGACTGTAAAGGGGTCTATACTCCTAGTTTTTTGCCAGGACGGAATGAGGGTGAGGAGTAATTTTATTGAGTCTAATTCTCAATAAGCTTTATTTTTTTGGGGATTGAGGGCTTGGGATGATAAATTGTCCCAAGCTTTTTCGTAGCAAGGGTTTCGCTCATATCAAGAAAAATTGATACCAGTATCATGTTACAGGTTTTGTAACATGATACTGGCTTTCGGAACTTGATACTAAATTTTTGGCTGAAATGCGGAAACCCTTGTATATCAAGGGTTTCCAAACATGATACTAAATTTTGGGCTGTTTGCTCAACTTCCAAAACCTTTACTGTATAAGGGTTTTGGAAGTTGATACTGATTTTGGTGCGATGTAATTTAACTCTATCTTACGATAGAGACAGCTTTATTTTTTTTGTTTATGAATCCAGGTCTAGAGTGTGGTCGTCAAAGTCTTGCGGCTGATTTAAAGCGTCAGTTCGCTCTAATTTCCGAGTGTGAAATAGAAAGAAAAGCCGATCTTTATTTTGAGCTAATCGAAAGGAGAGGGGAATCGGTCAGGGTGCTAGTGGTTGATTGTTTTGATTTTGCGATCGCCACTAATTTTTGGGAGCAAAGGGCTTATCTGGTCAGCGCTGCCCGTCAAATTGGCTTAAGCCGATTTTGCTTGATTAAGTGCGGTGGAACGCGGTTCGGATTGGCGATGATGGGACGTGAGGATTATTCCCCACCAGCAAGAAATTAAAGCTTTAGTGAGTCCTGCTCATCAATTTTGTTAAAATACTAATACAAAGGAAAGGACATTATGTTTGAAACCCCCACAGTAAACCTTCGCGGCGAAATAATCAAAACTACAACCCATACCGCCCAATATTTCAGCGAACAGTTAATAGTTAATACTAAACAGTTAAAGACGAATATTGCCGAAGAAATTACTCTCGACATGGTATCTATACCTGATGGTACTTTTACGATGGGTTCTCCTAAAAATGAAAAAGATAGCCGTAATAATAATGAACGTCCCCAACATAATGTAAAGGTTCCTCCTTTCTTCATGGGGAAATATCCCATTACTCAAGGTCAGTGGAAAGTGATTGCCACCAGAACAGATTTAAAAGTAAAAATAGACTTAGGAGAATATCCATCTTATTTTAAAAAACCCTATCAAGATCAAGACAGAGAAATAGATAGATGGCTTAGACCCGTTGAAAGAGTCAATTGGTATGAAGCTGTAGAGTTTTGCCAGCGACTGTCTAAGCTAACGGGGAGAGATTATAGGCTGCCTTCGGAGGCACAATGGGAATACGCTTGTCGTGCTATGACAGAACCCCTAGACCTCGCAAAAGGTGAATCTTACCCACCCTTTTACTTTGGAGAAACCCTCACTGATAAGTTAGCCAACTATAATGCTTCTAGAACTTATGCCTTGGAACCCAAAGGCAAAAATGAAAAGGAAACTATCCCCGTTGGTCAATTTCCCCCGAATGCTTTCGGATTATACGATCTGCACGGAAATGTCTGGGAATGGTGTATGGATGACTGGCATGACAATTATGAAAATGCGCCTAGTGACGGTAGTGCTTGGCTTGATAATAATCAAGAGGAAAATCTTGATGCTGAAAATAGCTTAGAATCTACTGAAAAAGACGGAAATAATCCATATTCTGTCATGCGGGGCGGTTCTTGGGGCAACGATCCTTTTTACTGCCGTTCCGCGATTCGCTACAACTACACCCGCCGCGTCATCCGCAGCGACTATAACGGTTTTCGGGTAGTCTGCGTATTCGGGAGAACTCTCTAACCCTTTTTCCTTTTTCCCCTTTTACCCTTTACTCGGACGTGAGGATTATCCCCCTTCCCTTTTTGTTTTAAAACACTTTTAAGGGTATTTTTCCCTAGTTTTTAGGGAAATTGAGGGATTAAAGCGGGTTAGCCGATTTGTTTTGAAGCACTTTTAAGAGTAAGTTTTGGGGAAATGATGGGTTAAAGCAGGTTGTAGGGTCAATTCATGAATTGACCCTACGGGGTCAAAGCAGGTTAGCCGATTGAAGCCATTCTGCTTCGTCAAAGGCTTCTCCATTGGGATCTACTAATTCTCTAATAATCCGAATATCTGTATCAGTGGGGCTGATCTGTCTTTCTTTGATTTTTTCAAGGCGATCGAGGGTAAAGGGAGTTGGAAGCGTGTTTTTCATCGCTTCTAGTTTTCTCCAAATTTCCCCCTCGCTAAGTTTGTTGATCAGCATCGCGCAGCCGATCATTTCGCGAATGTTCATAGGAGTGATCTCGTAATTCTCCGAGGCAATGTCGATAAAGTCGTGGTGATCGAGGGGTCTGCCCGTGGCGCTCTTGACGATTCGGAGGGCGGCGATTGCCGCTAGAGAGTTGTACTGGGGAAAGCCGACATTATTCTCTATATTGCCGATTGTCTTCTTGGCGATTTGCTCCCCGGTTTTGTGGTACACGGCTAAGGCTAGACGATCCATTGACCAGCCGAGGTCTAGTCTGGCTTGTCGGATTAGGAAGCCCAGTCTTCCTAATCCTTTTTTTGTCCATAGTTCTGCTTGTCGCACCGGGATGAGTGATGTAGTCGCCATAAAAATCCGCCTTTTATCTTGATCAGTATTCTAGGGGCTTTTTTATGGTTTGCACTATTTTGTAAAAAAATATTAAGAGATTGTGGAACACTTTACACAAGCTGTGCTATAGTTTTTGGAAAGTGATTCGAGAGGATTATGCGCCGATACTATCCACCACACCAAAGCGATCAAAGACGAAATTTCAGTCTTGGGGGGGAGAGCGTGTTACCCGATTGTCCTCTTACGGAGTTAGGGGTGCGGCAGAAATCGCACACGAGGCTACACCCGGAGGTTTTGGAGCAAGTCCGACGAATCGCGATCGAGGAGAGAATGCCGGCTTCGGATGCGGCTGATTATTTGCTTCTGATCGGGATAGCGATTAGGGAGAGATCAACTGCTCTTTACAATTTAGCAGAATTATCGCAATCGCATCTATCGCGGACTCGAAGATTTTTGGCGGGGGGGAGCGATGAGTAATTGGTACACCTTGCAAGAATTGATTAAATTTGATCTGATTGGATTGCCTAGTACCGTTGCGGGGCTTAGAAAAAAGGCTCGGAAAGAGGATTGGGAGTGCCGCGCGAGAGAAGGTCGTGGGGGTGGCTGGGAGTATCGTGTGGAAGCGATTCCACGAGATTCTCAAGCGGCTTTGATTGCTAAGTTACAGCCGGCGATTGAGGAGCAGCCGATCACGGTAGGACATGGAATCGATCAGAGAAAGGCTTGGGCTAATTTGCAGATACTGGATGCTTTTGGGCGATTTGAATCCGAGTATGGTGGCAACGCTTTGAGAGAGGAATTGGAGCTAAATTTTTGCAAGCTGTATAATCAGCGAGAATTGACTACTGTGTCTTCTGAGTGCTGGGCGATTGTTCCGCGAATTTGTCGATCTACGCTCTGCAAGCGGCGGAGGGAGTATCAATTGCAGGGGCTTGATGCTTTGGGACGGAATAGCCGACGCATTGGAGCGATCGAGTCCCATGCTGGTTTGCAGGAGGCGATCGAGGTTTGTATTGCGGCGGGGCGAGGGCGGTGGTCGCCACGGCAGGTGAAGCTGGCTTTAGAAAAATCTTTTGAGGATTTACCTTTCATACCTTCGGAGCATCAATTACGGCGGTGGCTGAATAAATTTGAGGTAGAACAGAAGCCGAAATTGATTCAGTATCGTTCGGAGAAAGAAAGTAAGAATAAGCTGATGCCGGCTTTTGGTACTTACTCGGGGCATTTGACGGTTCCCAATGAAATTTGGGAGCTAGACGATACTAAGCAGGATCTTATTCTGGAATTTGAGGAGGATGGGGAAACTAAGGAGAAAAGATTTGCTTTGGTGGGGGCGATCGATGTTTACACACGCCGGCGAAAGTTCCAGATTTTCGAGACGGCTAATAGTGAGGCTGTGTTGTTGCTTTTGCGGCGGTGCTTGCTGGATTGGGGTAAGCCGATCACGGTGAAGACGGATAATGGTAAAAACTATGTCTCTGGACGGACGGAATTATTTTTGCGGGCTTTGCAGATTGGGATTGAGCGGTGTGATCCCTATAGCCCCCAGCAGAAACCCCATATTGAGCGACTGTTTCGGACTTTGCAGCATGGTGAATTTGAGATGCTGCCGGGCTACTGTGGCCATAGTGTAGCCGAGCGGCAGGATATTCGGGATGAGAATGATCCTTATCGCTTGCGGATATCACCAGAGGCTTTTCAGGCTTGGCTTGATCAGTGGTGTGAAAAAGCGCATTTATCGGCCAGCGAGGGGTTAGGCGGGATGTCTCCCATCGAGGTTTTAGCTGCATCGATCAGGAAGGGCTGGCAGCCTCGATCGATAGCCGATGAGCGGGCGCTTGATTTCTTGATTTTGCCAGTAGCAACTCGGAAAGTCCAGAAGTCAGGGATACAGGTAAATAATCGCTACTATGTGGCGGGTGAACTAGGAAAGTTGGTCGGACAGGAGGTTCACATCCGCTGGCATCCCGAAAATCCCAATGATATTTATGTTTACAGTAATGATTCTCTGGATAAGTTTGTTTGTGTTGCTCGGTGGCTGAATCCGATGAGTGCGGAGCAACAGAAGCAGGTGGCGGCGGCTGGGAAGGCAACTTATAAACAGGCGCAAGCCGACGTGAAGGAAAAGCAGAAGCAGGCCAAGACCTTGAAGCGGGTGATCGAGAATGACCCGGTGGGATTGGTGAGGGTGAGTAAGGAGGGGAATGTGACGCTTAATATTCCCCGGGAGGCTCCTAAGAAGATTTTTGATCCGACGGCTGCAATTCCTGCTCCACAAATGGATGCAGCCGATCAAGAAGAAATGCAAATCCGTCAGGAGCGATTGCAGGCTCGCTTGAGTCAGCAGGCTGACATGACGGAGGAGCAGCAGTTCCAGGCGAAGATAGACCGTGCGCGTGCTTTGTACGAGCGGTGTGGCGATTTATCTGAGGAGGAACGACAGTTCTTGGCGCGATTTGAGCGTATATCGCCTAATCTTGCCAAGAATTTTAAGGCTAGGGCGCAGGCTGTAGCTAGGTAAAAAAATCCTCGCATTAAGCGAGGAGAACAAATAAGGATGATTACATTATGAGAGATCTCGTTGTCAAAACTACGGCTTTTAAATTTATCGAGGGGGGTATTGGGTGGCTCATTGATGAGCCGAAGGAAAAGCTTGGGCTATTTTGGGGGGAGCCGGGATACGGCAAAACCACGGCTATTAAGCTGATTTGTTCGCAATTTAATGGAATTTATCTGGAAGCGATTCAAGGTTGGTCTCCTTATCACTTTATCAATCATTTGCTGAAGATTTCAAGCGGGGAGAAAAGCCGATCCTTTGCGGGTGCTTTGGAGGGTGCGATCGATTATCTGCAAGCTTCTCGGCGGCCGGTTTTCATCGATGAGTGTGAGCGACTGCTGGGTCGAATCGATTTAGTCGAGGCGGTTCGCGTTCTTCACGATCAGGGGAATGTGCCGGTGGTATTGGTCGGCATGACTGGCTCCTATCAACGGATTCTTCAGTATCCTTTATTTTTTGATCGCTTCCGGTATTTAGGGGAAGTTCCTCGGGCTAGTCTCGTTGATATTGAGGAGATTAGCCGATTGTGCGAGGTGGAATTCAATTCTGATATCTTGAATGCGATTTTTGAAGATCAGCGAATTGCTTGCAATTGCCGCCGGGTCGCGTGGGCTTTAGGTCGGATTGAGAAGTGGGCTTTTGCCAACGACTTGGGCGAAGTGAGTTTACGGGATTGGGGAAATCGATCTTTTCTGCCGGATTTCCCGACGGGAAATAGTGCCAAAATTTTGCCACTGGTACGGGGGGTATAAATGCTTATCAAACTTTTGGAAAAATGGCAGACTTTAGAGCCTCATGTTTGTCGGTATGGATCGGGGGTTTTTCGGGATAGCTTTTTTATCCGGGTTTCGTGGGGAGATTGGATATCGATTTCTTCCACGAGTCCTGATCCTTTTTTCCTTGATCGCACTTCGGTAGCGAAATTACAGGTATATCTGCAATCTAAGCTCGATCTTTTTGAGTGGAACTGGTCGGTGGGAAAGCTCCCTAATTCTTATATGGCTGTTGTTGATGTTCCCCGTCAGAAGGTAGTTTCCTCTCAGCAGCCGAGCTTAATCGTGGCTCTTTTAGATGCTTATTTGCAGGCTTTAGAGTCAGGAAAATCTCTTCTGCTCAAAAAGAAGGAGGTGAGCAATGGCTGATATTGAGTATCCCTGGCTGGTTACGGCTTGTTGGGGTGGACGGAATCGCCGGGTGCGACATTGGTGCCGGACAAAGCAGGAGGCTTTTGCTTGGTGTGGCTGGGGCTTAAGTCACGAGCCGGAGACGATGCCGGAGATTGTTTTTAGTAAGCAATGGTTTGGAGGTCAAGATGTTGATTGAATTGTTAGGGCAGTGGGCGAAATTAGAGCCGACTGTTTGTAAGACTACTTTTATGTCTGGTACTTTTGAAATTGTTTCTCCTCTTGATTGGCAATTTCTTGATGCTTACCATTCTTTTAATGTGGGGCGAAAAACTGAGTTTGAGCGGCGATACTTGCTTAATGCTGTGCTTGAATGCCAATGTTTTTTAAAGAATTGGTTTTTAGTACAGTCTTTTCCAAAAAATAATGCTTGGATTTGTGCGATCGAGTGTCGAAGAACGCGCAAAATGGAGACTTTTTCTGCTCCTACGCGATTTGAGGCTTTTTTGCGGGCTTATTTGGCGATGCTTTCGCAGGTAGGAGGTAAAGGTGCAAGTGCCTAATCACACGATGCGAATGCCCAAGCGCCTTATGCTTTGCCGGGCTTATTTGGTTCGGTGGTTTGAGTTTCTTCGCCCGGATATTTGCCAGCATTACCTCGGATTTACTTGGCAGATTTTTTATCAAGGACAAGCAAAGCTTTTAGTTCTGTCTAATAAGGAGAAGGAATTTCCTAGCTGGATTTTTGATATTTTATCCGATTTACTGGGAGAGCCTATTTTATTAGGGGTGGGGCATAATTTACTGGCTATGGGATCAAGCGAAAAAGGGTCGATTTCTCGATTTCATCAGTATCTTGTAGCTTTGGAAAAAAAGCATGGTCTTATCAGGTCGTTTTCGGTTTTTGTGGGATATCTTGATACTTTTGATCTTGTTTCTGCTTGGATTGAAGTATCAAAAGAGCGTTAAAGCTCGTTCGAGAAAAAGAACTCAAAAGGGGGAATCATGAAAACTTACAGTAAAGTGCCGGCTTCCGAGATTAAGTCGGGTGATTTAATTCAAATTGCTCGGCGACTGGATTCTCGGACATGGCGGGTAAAGGAAGCCCGAAAGTATTGTTCAGATAATGTTGCTTATGGGGTAATTATCGAATCAGAAGCAAGTTCGGAATTATGGGGAGCAAAAGAGTCTCCTTATTTTAAAGACACCCTTTGGATCGATCGTGTCATATTAACGATGCAAAGCATCGACAAATTCAGCAACGACAATCATTTGCCATATATTGTTTCCTGTGATTTTTCCGCAGGCCGCACTATAAGAGTTCATCCAGGAGAAAAATAGTTGACATAACCCTGATTTACAAATCAGGGTTAAAAATCAAGGGAGTAAGTATGAACGAAAAAGTTGATTTTTTGAAGGCATGGGATAATTTAACCCGTCAGGAAAAGGTGATTTTCATCTGTTTTCTTGACGGAGTAACCGATCAGGAAATAGCAGATAAGCTTTTTTTGTCACGGCGAACGATTACTACTCATGTGCATCATATCTTAAAAAAGTTTTGCGTTAAAAGCCGAGCGGAACTACTGGTTTTTTATTATCGTGATTCTGGTTTTTTGGTTGTGAAAGATCGGGATCAGATCACGCTTCGTCGACGGACGTTATCTACAAAGGAGGGATAAAAAGATGGGTTTCACGAAACCGCCTGGTCAGCTTTACGATAAGCTGCTGTTTATCAATAATTGTCAGGGCTATCCGTGGTCGTGGCCTGATAATATTCCGTGCCAAGAGGCTGCCCTTGAAGGCAAGCCGATCGGGTTGATGGTGCGGACATCGGAGTATAAAGGAGATGTGAGCGAAAAATTGCTTTTCTTGCTAAAAGATGAGAATTTTACCTACTGTATTCGGTGCGGGCTGGAAACGAATTTTAGTCGTGGGTTGTTGCTGGGGCTTCAGGCTTGTTTAGCCGAGCAGTCCGATGATAGTGGGGCTGGCACGGCTAATCGCTTGATAATTGTTGCTCCGAAACTTTCTGAGCGCGATCAAAAGGTGATTTTTTGCAATCTTTGGGCTGATAATCAGCGAGTAAAGGTCGAGTGGAATAAAGAAATTTCTCTTTATTCTTTGGCTAGAAGCTTGGCAGAAAAGTATTTCCCGAATATCCCTTTTGAAAAAGGAAATGAGGCGGATGTTTCTAGTTCCGTCTCTGAGATGAACGCCGTAGAGGATGACAGTGGTTCCAGTATTTTTTCCCGCATTAGAAAAAAATTAGATGAGAGGAGCGCCAAAGTAGAAGCCGACAATGATTCTGGTGAAGTTGATTTTCAATCTTTGCTTGTCCAAAATAACTCTGACTTAAAAGCTTTAGGGATTGATACCGAAAAAGCGCGGCAGATGCTAGTGAGTCGCTACGGGAAAAAATCTCGGTCATTATTGACTGATAAAGAACTTATTGATTTTGTTGTTTTTTGCAGTCGATTAAAGTCTCCGACAAGTCCTCTGGTGAATGATGATTGTCCCTTCTAAGTTATTGGTTATCAGCGCAAAGAACAAATAAGGATGGATGGATTTATGAATGATCAAGTTAAGGCTTATGAGGCTGAAATTGAAAGGCTGAAAAAAGAAAATTTTGAGCTACGAAAAAAGGTTATTTATTTAATAGATCGCCCAGTTCCGGACATTACCAGAAACTACATTACTCAGTTGAAGGCTGAAAATGAGAAGCTAACCATGCAGTTAAAAGTTTTAAAAGAAGCATCTTTGAAAGCTTTTCGAAAGATGTTTAGTTGATTGTTTTAAGCCCCTAAATAGGGGCTTAAGGAGACATTATTAGGAGGTATTATGCGCTATAGCGAAACTGAATTACTGGAGTTTCTTGGTACGGATAAGATTGTCGAAAAAAATGGCATTATCAAGGGATTGTTTTATGTGGAGGCGATTAAGTGTGAGGAGGGCTGGGATATTGTCGAGCCGAAAGAGCTTGATCCGAGTTTAATCTTGCCTCATCCCTACAATTCGCTGATTTATCCTCGCACAGATATTAGTATTTTACAGGAGCAAATCAGGGAATCGGGCTGGATTAAGCCGGTGGTGATCAATCGGAAGCGGCAGGCGGTGAGTGGTAATAGCCGATTAGCTTGCGCCCGAAATTTAGGACTTCAATCTATTCCGATCGAGGTGGTGTCTTTTGCTGATCAGGAGGCGGAGTTAACGCGATTGATTCTTGAAAATGCAGGAAGGATAAAGACAACTGAGGAGCGGGTAAGGGAGGCGGAGGTGCTTGCTTCTGCTAAGTCTTGGTTGAAATCGCAGCAGGTGGCTCGCCAGCGGAAAATTCTTGAGGAGGTGCGATTTTTTCTGGAAAGCCGAAAAGATGAGAGGATTTCTCGTCTGACGGGACAATTAGACGAGGATTGGAAGCTTTGCCAAAAGTGGGGGATTAATGAATTGTCCCTAAAGCCATCTCAATGCGTGCGTCAGGATGACCTTTTGGCGGAGGTGACGGGGATGGGTAGCCGAGAGAATTTAAGGAAGGCAACTAAGGTGGTTCAGGCGATTGATTTATTTATTGAACTAGGACGGCGACATGAGGCAGAATTACTGCGAGAGACGCTAAATAATAGTGTGCATTCGGCAATTTTAAAGCTTCGGGAATTGGAGGGCTTGGAGGAAGCTCACTATCTCTATTTGGGAGAGGAAATTCAGGGGTCTAAGGGGGTTTTGCTGCCGGGGGATATTTGTTCTCCTGGTACGATTAAGCTGAAAGATCAGGATTCTCAAGCGATTGTTTTGTCCAAAACGGGTGAGTCTTTTTTTGTGAAGTGGACTGAGCTTGAGTTGGTGGGATTGGGTAAAAATAAGCCTCCTGCGCCGCCGAAGCCGCCGAAGCCGAGTCCTGCGCCGGCTGTGCCAGTGCCTGCGGCAACAAAGACTCCGAATATTACAAAGGAGCCTGTACTTACGCCTGCTTTTGCCGTGGGGGAAAAAGTCTGGCTGGTTTATCGCGAAAAGGGGGCGGTTATTGAGCGAGTGCAGTGGTCGGAACTACACGGGCGGTATTTGTATCATTTTCGCCATCTGGATTCGGATAAGGTGGATTCCTTGCTGGAAGATCACATTGAGCCGTGGACTGATGGGGAGCCATCCGATTTTGATATAGGGAATTGGGTCACAGGGCATGGCTCGATCGGTGTGGTGATTGATCTTGAGCCGATTAAGATTCAATGGATGGGGATGGGGAGTGATCCGGCTCCCCGTGGGGATATTCAGGAGGGGGTAGAGGAGCTTAAGCTTTTTGATTTTGATCCTTTTAGTCCGCCTAAGCAGGCTTTGGTGGGGTTTAAGGTGGGGGATGTAATTTCCGCAAAAGCCGACAAGGATTGTTTGAAGCGGGGTACTTTAGTGGGCCGGGACGACTATGGTGACTGGCGAATTGACTGGGGAACTACCCAAGGGCAGTCTTGGAAAGATCATCAAATCCATCTAGCTGTTAATTGTGGCTTTGCGGTGAGGGATGTGGTTAGTTTTCAGTGGGACGGGGATTTGTTTGGAGGCTCGATTGTTTCTGTTTTTCGGTGCGTAGCCGATGTCTTGATTGGAGATAGAAGAGCGCGAGTGCCTTTTGAGTGGCTGAAAAAGTTGCCAAAATTTTGCCATCAGGATGCGATCGAATACATCGAAAAGTATGTTGGCGACAAAAGCCATCCTTCTGGGATTTTGAATCTTGTGGTGGGATTTGCTCCCCACGGGGATAAAGAGGCTCTTAAGCACGTTCGGAATGTTTTTGAAAATTTGGGTTTGCCTTATTGCGGGGTAGATAGTCCCTACTTTGGGGATATGATCGCGGCTTTTAAGGCAGTGCTTTCTCAGTACGAAAAGCCGATTGATTTGTTTGCGATTAAGGACGAACAGGAGCTTATCTCCACTCTTAAGGGCTTATCTCCGAAGGTGCTTGAGCTTTCGGTTGTCAATCTTTGGAGATTGGCAATGGGTCAGCATTAGTGGCAATTTTTTCGGGGTTCTCTAGGGGAAAACCAAAAGAAGCAAATTGATCGCAGTCTTCTTGCCGAAGAAATTTAAGGAGAACCCACATGGTGTACCTTTTTGCCTGATTTCGGTTTCTGGGGCGGCTTATCGTAAATGAGGAAGTTATTTTGGCTCCTGATGCCGCCACAGCAAATAAAAAATCGCAAGATGCTTTTTTTGTTAGCTGAAAGAAAGAGGTTTTGAAAATCATACTTGGAGAAAAATCATGAACGAGACTAAGATTAGCGATGCGTTGCGGAAAAAAGCCGAGATGTGGATGCGGACGGAGGGAGCGAAGATTCTGGCACAAAAGAAAGAGGTGAAAGTAAAAACGACGATTAAGAAGCATTTTGGTGATTGTGAGGCTCAGGAGCTTCAGGTGGGTGATCGAATCAAATTCGGGCGATACTTAAATAGTAAAACGTGGGTGGTAACTGAGGTCAGAAAAGAGATTTATAACAGCATTTCTCCTTTTGCGGATTCTTTGATCTTAGCTTGCCGAGACCCTCGCAAAAAGAAGATTTGTCAGTTTTCTATACCAGCCGAAAGAAGGATTATCAGGGAAATTACGTTATAATTTTTTTAGACTGGATAGGAAAAGAACCCGCGCAGCGAAAGCCCTGCGCGGTTTTTTTGCGGCTTAAGCCGATTGCGGTTAATTTATTTTTTATATTTGCAACAAAAAGAGGAAAAGTCCAGAAAAAAATTCCCCCTGATTTATTGAAGGTTAGGGACTGATAATCGGGGAAAAGTGATAAGTATATGATTATGGTATCAGTAGATGTTTGGGCAAATGCAACAAAAGAGGATTTTCCCTCTACTATTCAAGGGGTAATTAATTTAATTGGATTGAGTCCAGTAGTGGCTTTGTACCGACATTTCGGGGAAAATCCTGATAAGCGAAAAGGGGTGATTCGCAGAATCTATATTCCAAAAAAAGTGAGGATCGATCATTTTTTGTCGGAACTGATTGGAATAGAAAATTTAACTATTTTAAGCTCTCATTGGGGTGGGCTGTGGATTGATTTGCCATGCTGTAAGAGCTTATTTAAGCGAGTGAGAGATGAGCAAATTCGCAAGGATTACGATGCTTTAAAAGAAATTTGCGAGGACAAGACGAAGGCTCTTTTTTCGGTGGCGCGGAAATTTGAACTATCTGCCGAAACAATTAAGAAGATTTGCCGCGATCAATAAATTTGCTGGTGGCAAAATTTTGACACTGATTTTTTGTCCCGATTTCTTTGAAGGTGGGAATAGAGTTAAGGGTAATAATGCCAAAAATATCTAAGATTGATGCCCTGCCTTTGGACGTTAAGATGGAACTCGATCGCTTGCTGATTGAGCAGGCTTTTAGCGATTATCGCGGCTTAGAGGCGTGGCTGGCAGAAAAGGGATTTGAGATCGGTAAATCCTCTATTCATCGCTATGGCAAAGAATTTAAGGAGCAGATAGAGGCAATTCGACTGGCAACGGAGCAAGCGAAGGCAATCTCTGAGGTCTGTGATGATGATGCGAATAACTTAGGGGATGCGTTGGGCCGATTAGCCCAACAAAAGGCCTTTGATCTGATTTGTAAATTTGATCCCAGTGGTTCGGAGCCTTTGGCTTTTGATCGATTGGTTAACGCGATCGCAAACTTAAATAAGTCGGCGAACGCGACCAAAAAACACTCGCAAGCAATTCGATCACAACTACGGCGAGTGGGGGATGAGGTGGCGGCTGAAGTCCAGTCGGCGGGGCTTTCGGAGTTTGCGGCCCAGCAGATTCGTGAGAAGATTCTGGGGGTGGGAGAGTGAGAAGTGTAAGTGCTTTAGAGGAGCGGTTTTTGCGGCTTTGGCAAAGGAGATCGGATATTCTTTTGGAGAGGGAATATCAAGGAATTCCAGATAGAAAATTTCGATTTGATTTTTGTCACCCGCTAAGCCTAGTTGCTATCGAGATACAAGGGGGGATTTGGGTGGGGGGACGGCATAGTGGCGGTGTGGGGCAGCTTAGGGATTTTGAGAAGCTGAATTTGGCTATACTGGGAGGGTGGTCTGTTTTTCAGCTTTCTAATGAAATGATTTCGGATTTTTGGATTGATTTGATTGCGGCCAAAATTCGACGGGGAGGGAGCCTATGAGTAGTATTCTTTTGCCCTATCAGGAAAGATGGATCAAGGATAAGGCTTCTGTAAAGATTTGTGAGAAGTCGCGCCGGGTGGGACTCACTTGGGCGGAGGCGGCGGACGCGGCGGTGACGGCTGGCAGCCAAAAGGGACTGGATGTTTATTACATTGGGTATTCGGAGGATATTGCAAGGGAGTTTGTCCGGGATGTGATCGAGTGGTCTGGTCATTTTCAGTTGGTAGCCGATACGATGCAGGAGGTTTACCTTGAGAATATTCGGGCTTTTCAAGTTAGTTATGCCAGTGGTTTTCGGGTGGTGGCATTGAGTAGCCGACCGACTAATTTGAGGGGGAGACAAGGGCGGATCATTATTGATGAGGCGGCTTTTCACCCTGATCTACCGGGGTTGATTAAGGCGGCGATGGCTTTTTTGATGTGGGGTGGGCAAGTCCGAATTATTAGTACTCATAATGGGGTGGAGAACTATTTTTATGAGCTAATCGAGGATTGTCGGCAGGGGAAAAAGCCGTATTCTTTGCATCGGATTACTCTTGATGAAGCTTTAGCCGATGGTCTTTATAAAAGAATTTGCTTGAAAACCAAGCAGAAATACTCAAAGAAAAATGAGGAGGCTTGGCGACAAGATTTAATCAATCAGTATGGGGAGGAGGGGGCGGATGAGGAGCTTTTTTGTATCCCTAATCAATCGGGGGGGTGCTATTTGCCGAGGATTTTGATCGAGCAGAATATGGCGGCTGATATTCCAGTTTTAAAATTTTCGGGGAAGGCTGATTTTGCTACTAATCCTCAAAGAGAGGGGATTACTCGCGATTGGATTGATTCTAGCCTGAATCCTGTTTTGTCTGGGCTTAATCCTCGCTACAAATCTAGCTATGGGCTTGATTTCGGTCGATCAGGGGATTTATCTTATTTGCTGGTGATGCAGGAGTGGCCTGATTTGGTGCGCCGATCAGCCTTTGCGATCGAGATGCGGAATATTCCTTTTGAGCAGCAAAGGCAGATTTTGTTTGCGGCTTGCGATCGCTTGCCTCGTTTGGTGGGGGGAGCGCATGATGCGCGTGGGAATGGCCAGTATTTAGCCGAGGTTGCGATGCAAAGGTATGGAAAACATCGCATAATCGAGGTTTTTCCGACTGCGAATTGGTATTTGGACGCTTTCCCGAAATATAAAGCGGCTCATGAGGACAGAAAGATCGTACTGCCGAAATGCTCTGATTTACTGGACGATCACCGCTTGGTGGTGATGGAGCGGGGAATTCCTCGTATTCCAGATAAGCGGACTAAGGGGGCTGATGGCGGGCAAAGGCACGGGGACGGTGCGATTGCTGCTTGTTTGGCGTGGTTCGCCTCCCTGAATTGGGAGGCGAGCTTGCACGCTCAACCTAGTCAGGATTTTTCTTGTTGGTAGGCTATTGGGCGGGGGGAAGGGCGCGCCGTTTTTGAGGTTTAGCCGATGCTGATTTTGCTCTAGTTTTAGTTTTAGGTGCTGGCCCTTGTGTGAGTTTATCCAACTTCCGCATGACAGACTCTGACTGAGCAAGCATTCCTTTTAGTTGTTTTTCGCTGTAATTATCGAAGTTGTCCTCGGTTTGAGGTTTAGCCGATGCTGATTTTGCTCTAGTAGTTTGGTTCTTCGGTTTGTCTTATGCAATGGACGGGGATTTTTGTCAATTGTTTGCGATCTGGATCGAACTAATCAATTAAATCTCTTGCCAGATAAGGATTGAGTCGATTTATGCCCCCCTATCGAACCATACCAAGTCCCGAAGAGCCTCTAGTTTTAGTTTTAGGTGCTGGCCCTTGTGTGGGTTTATCCAGTTTTTTCATGACAGACTCTAACTCAGCAAGCATTCCTTTTAGTTGTTTTTCGCTGTAATTATCGAAGTTGTCACCACCGCCACCACCGCCACCGCCACCAGAGGCTTTAGCGGCTTGTCGTTTCTCGGCTCGTACTTGTCGCGCTGTTTTCCCTTCGGGGTTGACCATAAATCCTTTCTTATTTTTTCTCCAATCTTGCCCTGCCATAGATTTTCCTCTCCTATTCCATTAGTAACTATATTTGCTGGCAAAGGGGCGCAAAATCAGTGGCAAAATTTTGTCACTGATTTGTTTATAGCCGATTAGCTGAGTATGGGAATAAGCAGATGGGAAATATTGAATGGATACGATTAAGCCTTATTACGGGGAGTTTTTTGTAAGCTGTGTGCCGCTTGAGATGGGGGGTAATTTTTGCTCCCATAATTGTAGTTATTGTTTTGCAAATTTGAATAATCGCCAGCGCCAGTTGGATGTGGCAAAAACGATGAGCTTGATCAAAAGCCGACATGACCGGCGGGCTTTGGAGTCTCAATTGTTACGGCTGGGGTATCCAGTTTTGATTTCTAATAAGGTAGATCCTTTTAGTAAGTCTAATTACCGAGATATGTTGCCGATTATGGAGTTGCTGACGCAGGAGGGGATCGGGATTGCGATTCAAACTAGGGACGGGTATGGCATTGATGAGGTGCTGAAATTTTTACCGCCTTCGGTTTGGTATGTGTCGATCACTCATGATCAGGAAGAAACTAGGCAATTAATTGAGCGGCAAGCTCCAGATATTGAGAACCGATTTGAGTTAATTAAAAAGCTGAAGCGATATGGGCATCGGGTTGTGACGGGCGCTAATCCTTTGAATCCGGATTGGATTCGATCGCCGGAGGTGTTTTTCAAGCGATTGGCGGATTTGGGGGTGGAGGGGGTGTGGACTGAATTTTTGCACCTTTCCTACAAGCAACGAGATGCCATGCTGCCCCGGGAGCGAACGGCTATGGGCGAGGCTTTGATTAAAAAATCAATGAAGCGTAATCTGCCAGCCGATTGGGAGGATTTTGGGGCGCGATGTGACGCGGCGATCAGTTTGTCGGGGATGGAGATTTATTCGATTGGGCAAGCGCGGCGATCAGATTTTTGGCGGCCTTTTCGGGAGTGTTATGAGCGGACTTTTCCGAATATGCAGGATTGGGTGAATCACTGCCATGATCAGGGGATTTCTCGGTTTGGTATTGAGGATTGGATGGATTTTTTCCGAGGGAAGCTGCCGGCTGAGGTGGATTCTAGCCAGCTTTACCATTACGTCGAGTTTGGGGCGCAGCGGCACCAAACGGGGGTAATTATTCCGAAGGTTCGCCGATACGAGGAGCTTTTGCCTGTTTGCTGGCAAAATGAGAAGTTTCCACGGGCGAATCCAATCCGTTCTGCGGGCTTTTTGTATTTGGTGCGAGAAGCTTCGTCGGGGGAATTTGAGCCGATTTTAGAGTCGGGGATGCCTCGCTTTGGTTTTGTGCCAGAGGGGACTAATTTTAAGTTTTTGATAGAGGATTAGAGCAATGGCAGGGCAAGATTGGAGAAAAAATAAGAAAGGATTTATGGTCAACCCCGAAGGGAAAACAGCGCGACAAGTACGAGCCGAGAAACGACAAGCCGCTAAAGCCTCTGGTGGTGGTGGGGGGGAAGATGTTGATACCTCTCGTTATTTGGAAAATAATACTAATAAAAACATTTCGACTGAGGATAAAACCACAAGATTTGATATCGATATGGTTTCTAGCCGAAAAAAAGCGAGTGATTTTGAGGTTGAGAGCGATGCTCAAAAAATTGCTAAAACTGGTGGCGTTTTGACGAATATACCTTTGGTCGCAATGACCAAAGGCAAAAAAATTGAGGTTGTGGCAAGCGATCGAGACTTTTTTGCCGCAAAAAGAGCGCAAGAAATTGATCCAAACAGGGAGATGATGCGGGGTATGTTTTTGAAAGCTTCTCAAATTAAGGGCGCTTTGGCTCAAAAAAGGCTCTTCAAAGATCATGAAGGAGATTTAGCTGTGGTTTCTGGAAAATTTTCGAGAGTTGACACCCCTGATATTTCTTCTAGCCAAAAACCGCCAAGCAAAAAAGTCTTAGAACAACAAATACAGGCAATTTTGGATACAGGGGATGCTGGAAATGTAGTGCCTGTGGTAATTAAACGAATAGGAAAGAAATCGTTGGTAAATCAAAAATACGAGGTGGTTTCCGGGCATGACAGCTATCACGCAATGCGGGAATTAAGTCGACGGAATCCTGATTTTGAGATGACTAATACTTTTATCCTTGATTAGGGAACTTTAAATTTGACCTTTTCTTGAGGGTTTAATAGGGAGGAGAGGTCAAGATTAAGGTTTTTGGCAATATAACCGGCTCCTTCTAGGACCGCAACGGGTTTATCATTGAGTTCATCATCCCACCAACTGGGTAAGCCATTTTGTCGGACATAATTTTTTTCTAGTCCGATTGCTGAGAGTTTCTTGTAGAGGGATGCCATAGTAAGGCTCTCTGTCATGGTTTTATTTTCCTTTACCAAAATTTTGGGTTAAAGCTCCGTCCTTTTAGGACGGCTTTATGTTAACATAAAATTGGTTTGAATCCCCTGAGTGGGCGGTAGTGAATGGCTCGATTGAGTTGAACCCTTGAACTCGACTAGATAGCAAGTGATATTCTAGTAGGTTCGGTTCAGACATAATCGTGTAAGACCTAAGTAAGGGAAACCAGAAAGGGCTGTGATGAGCTTCGAGAATCCTCACGCCTTTAGGACTAGGAGTGTCAAAATGGATTTGTGATCACCCCTGCCTCTCCCTTTGATAAGGGGGGGGATTAATATATGTATAACAACAGTAATCTTATCCCAAGTAAAGCAGATTTAGCCGAGTATTTGCACGGGGATTTGTCCTATGCTGAGGCTTTGGAAAATTGGCGATACTATATCGGGGATACTTTTAGGTTTTGGGTGGGTCCGCGTCCGCCGAAGGATCATGATAGGTATGTGGAGGCGATGCGCCGGCTTGAGGATGTCTTTCAATCCCATAATGTGATTGAGGAAGCGATCGATCATTATGTGGCGGCTTTGGTGGGGCAGCCTTTTAATTTTTATCTTTCGGCAGCCGATAAATTGGTGGAGGATTTATCTGGCAAGGAAAAGAAGCAGTTCGATCGAGAGGAAAAGATTCTCCAGGATTGGTGGGATTATCAAGGACAGCTAGGAATTCGCTCGGGACGGGGAAAAGTCTTGGCTGCGGCGGTGACTCAGATGCTGGTGACGGGACGGGGATTTTTGCGGCTGTATGAGCCGAAACAATTGATAAATCAGGAGGAAAAACATAAAAAATATATTTTGCATTGTCCAGAATTAGGGACAATCTCTACAAAAAGGGATGATGATGATTTTTTGTACTATGCGTCGTATCAGGCTAAATCGGGCTTGGAGGTTTACGAGTTGCTCGATAATGGCAAAACTAAGATCACTGACCCACAGGGGACTAGGGAGGTGGATATGGGGGGATTTTTGCCGATTTTTGAGTTTCGGGGCAAGGCTTTGATTACAAGATCGATTAAGCAGTGCCAAAATTCAATTAATAAGGCTCTTACTCTTAAGGATATTAATGTGGATGCCGCCGGGTTGGTGAGCAGGGTGATGCTTAATGCTCAAATGCCGGGAGAGTGGATTATGGATCCCACCCAGCCAAATGGCGAGAAATTTGTGCCAAGCGACAAGCCCCTTGCTTTTGGACCCAATCAGGTGGTTTATGTGTCGGGGATGCCCATCGGGGATCCAAAGTCTCCGACTGGGTACACTAGCCCGCAATTGCTGACTGAGCAGCCGATTGATGTGGGCGTATTTGCTAATGGGTTGGGTATTTCTTATGAGGTATTCTGGTTGTCGATTGGATTGGCTCATAATTTGTCGGCGGGGGATGGATCGTTGAGCGGACGAAGCCGAGAAACGATTAAGGGAGATTTTACGGTTCGCTTGGAGGGGATTAGTGAAATTATTGAATCAGGAATTAGCTCGGTTTTTGAAGCTGTTAAGCGATTTTTATTTCCTGAGAGTAATTGTAAAATCGTTTGTGAGTTAAACCTTTCTACTGGTAAGCCTTTGGCTGAAGAGCGATCGCAGGCGATTGCTGAGTATCAATCAGGGTTGCGGAGCCGAACGAGTGCAATGATGTTGGTGGGGATAAGCGATCCTGATGCGGAGGTGGAATTAATTCAGCGAGAGCGGGAATCGGAGGTGGATAATTTAAGTAAGCTTTCGATGCGTGAAGATGTGCCTCAATAAGGTATTGTGGTTTGTAGAATGGGTAACACGAAGCCGATTCTACTGCTTGGCAATCTCCTTTTGGTCAAGAGCGCGACGATAGCGAGAATCGTTGCGCTTTTTATTTTTCTTTTACCATCTAAAACTATGACAAGCCCTGAGCATTTACGATTAATTGAAAATTTAAATCGGACTTTGGCTGCGACGGAGATGCGAATAGCGGATCGCATCAATCGGGCTTTGGCAAGGGCTTTTCTGGAACTGGAGGAGGAGTTGCGCCGGAAGTATCCTGAGTATCAGGCGCAGGGGGGATTAGTGGCTTACCAGCGCAAGCTTTTGTTATTGGATCAGCTAAAGGAGCTACTCAATCCGGCTTCTGGGCGAGATTTTCGGCAAGATTTTGAGGAGCTTTTGCGATTAGCCGATGGGACGGGGATTGAGATGGGACAGCGATTAATGGAGATTTCTGGGGAGGATTTTATCAGGGCAACGGCGACGATTCCTCTTGATGCGCTGCGGTATGCGGCGGAGGAACAGACTAGGTATTTATCTCGATATGGGGATGAATTTGCTTCAAAGGCTTCTGCTGCGGTGGAGCAAGCCTTGATTCAGGGATGGGGGGTCGCCCGATTGTCAAAGATTTTGCGCGATCAGCTTGAGGTAACGAAAAAACGAGCGGATATCATTGCCCGCACTGCTTCATTAAGTGCTTCTAATGCGGCGGCGGAGAATCTGTTTCGGGAGAATGGGGTGGAGTGGATTCAGTGGATGGCTACTATTGATAGCCGAGTTTGTCGGTATTGCTCGGCCAGAAATGGGAATATGTACGAATTGGGAGCGACGCGCCCACCGATTCATTTTCAGGATCGGTGTTTTATTGTGCCGGTAAAAAAGAAATTTTTCGAGAAGGGATTGATTAAGGAAGATTGGATTAGAGATCATCGAGCTAAAGGATTAGCCGAATTGGAAAAAAAAGGTTTGCAACCAGATTATGGTATTTCACCTTTTGAGCGAGCATCGGGATTGGAATCTGCGCCTAAACCGGTTTGGAAACCTTAAAAAAGTGGCAAAATTTTGGCATTTTATTGATCAATATCTTTTTACGCACAATTTGCAATATTGAAAGTGATAGAATTTATAAAGCAAAGATAGCCGATCGATTAAGGAAAAATGAACAAAACTCAGTTAGCATCAGAACTGGCTCAGTCTTTGAATAAATCGAAGAAAGAATGCCGTGAGTTTTTGGATGCGACTTTGTTATTACTCGAAAAAGCTCTTGTCCAACAAGAGGATATCAGCCTCAGAGGATTTGGAACTTTTAAGCTTAAGCACAGACCATCAAGAGATGCACTAAATCCAGCAACTGGAGAGTGGGTAGTAACTAAGGATAAATATATGCCTGTTTTTACTCCCGCGAAGAGTCTTGTCGTGAATTGTTCTTCTGGCTTAGAAGAGGATTCGTCATCGGATGACGAGGATGAATAAATATCTGCTGTTCACGTTTAGTTTTAGGAGATAGAGATGAGTAATAAAGAATTTCCGACAAATATTTTTTTAACACTGGGGGCGACGGTTAAAGTGCCGACTCCAGTGGAACCTAGCGATGCGGTTCCGAAAAGCTACGCTGATAGCCTAGTTACTTCTGGGGTGTCTGATGGGGATAAAGGGGAGATTGTTGTCTCTGGGGGTGGCACGATTTGGAGTATTGATAGTGGGGTTATTGGTACTGCTAAGTTAGCCGATAATGCTGTCACCACAGCTAAGTTA